GGTTCTGGCAAGTCTGTTGGTTGTTGCATTGAGGTCTTTCGTCGCGCCTTAGCGCAAGATAAAAACCAGCACGGAATACGCAGAAGTCGCTGGGCCATTATTCGTAATACCAATCCGCAGCTCAGAACCACTACCATTAAGACTTGGCTTGATTGGTTTCCTGAGAATGATTGGGGTAAGTTCACTTGGTCGGTTCCCTATACCCACCACATTAAAAAGGGTGACATTGATCTTGAGGTTTTGTTCTTAGCTCTTGATAGACCTGAAGACGTTAAGAAACTTCTTTCTTTGGAGCTTACTGGCATTTGGGTTAATGAAGCTAGGGAAATACCCAAGTCAATTATGGATGCGTGTACTATGCGTGTCGGTCGTTTTCCTTCTATGCGAGAGGGAGGTCCAAGTTGGACTGGAGTTATTGCAGATACCAACGCACCGGAGGAAGATCATTGGTGGCCAATCATGTCTGGCGAGGTTCCAATACCTGACCACATTCCGCGAGAGCAGGCCAAGATGTTGGTCAAGCCAAACAACTGGGCCTTCTTTACTCAGCCTGCTGGAATGATTGAGGTTAAGGATAGTGACGGTGAGATAGAGGACTATAGTCCCAGCAAGACTGCTGAGAATACTAAGAACATGATGAAGTCTTACTATCCTAATCTTATTCAAGGTAAGACTAAGAGTTGGATAGATGTTTATGTTATGAACAAGTTAGGTTCCATACAGGACGGAAAGCCGATTTACCCTATGTTTGTTACTGACACACACGTTGCTAAAGAGGAAATACCTGTAGCTGCTGGGTATCCTTTATACATTGGTTTGGATTTTGGTTTAACTCCTGCGGCTACTATGGGTCAGAAGGTTCGCGGAAGGTGGTTTATTCAAGATGAAGTTGTTGCATTTGACATGGGCATCGTTAGATTCGCGGAGGTTCTTCGTGAGCAGATTGCTACTAGGTTTTCTCAGTGTTCCGAAGTTATTATTTATGGTGATCCTGCGGGTGACTTTCGGGCGCAAACCGACGAGTCTACCCCTTTCCACATACTTAGAGGTGCTGGCCTTAGAGCATTCCCCGCCCCATCTAATTCCGTGGACTTGCGGCTTGAGTCGGTTTCTTCGCAGCTTACCAAGATGGCGGAAGGCAAACCTGCGTTCTTAGTTGATCGCCGTTGCACTCAGCTTATTAAAGGCTTTGAGGGCGGGTATCAGTATCGTCGCATGGAAGTATCTGGCGAGCGGTATGCAGATAAGCCTGACAAGAATATGTTTAGTCACATACATGACGCCTTGCAGTATCAGCTTCTTGGCGCTGGCGAGGGTCGTGCATTGATGAGCAATCAAAATGCAGCTAAGCCTGTCATTGCCAAGCGAGACTTTGATGTGTTTGCCAAGCGTAGCGGCCCTAAGCGCAGGCAGGGATTATGGGCGCGCATGTAATTGTGCGTTGATGATTTGCTTTTAATGTGGTTATCGCTGGATAACCTAGGAGATACTTATGCCTGATATTGCAGGACACAAAAAGAAAAAGAAAAGTTTACTTGATCAGTTCTCTGATTTTAGATCGGGCTTTGTAAGTGATCTTACGGCGATACCAAGCAGTATGGCTAGGGATATTGGTATGGGTCTTGGCCTTATAGATAAGGATGTGTCACACGGACCACACAGTGGGTATGATGAACGAACAGCAATTAACAGAGCAAAAAACCTAGAAGCGGCTAGACTAAAAACACTGGCCACAAGTCGTGATGACAACAAGCAAAAAACTGTGGCTGATGTTCTAGCGTCATCTGATGATCCTATGTCTGATGCACTTCAAAAAGCGGCTGACGATCTTGCTAAAGAAAAAGCCAAGGCTACTGAAGATGCCATTCAACAGGCTGTGTCTACAAGATTTAGAAGTGGCGCTCGTGGCAGGCGCTCCCTACTCCGCTCTAAGTCTGGCGGCGGCGTTGGTTTTTATAACAGGTTTGAAACATGATAGATGATCCTATAGCTAAAAATTACTTTGATAATTATAGCAAGGCAAAGGCCAAGCGTGAAAACTTCATTCCCTTGTTTGAAGAGTGCTATGAGTATTCACTTCCGCAACGTGAGTCCTTCTATGCAGAAACCATTGGACAACGGCGAGATGATAAAATCTTTGATGAGACCGCTGTTGTTGGCGTGCAAGAGTTTGCCTCCCGTTTGCAGTCGGGGATCGTTCCTAACTTTGCGCGATGGGCTGACCTAACTGCTGGCTCCGAGGTTCCAAAAGAACAGCGTGATTCTGTTAATAATGATCTTGATGAAGTTACTGATTACGTGTTTGAGGTTTTGCAGAACTCTAACTTCTCTCAGGAAGTCCATGAATCCTTTATGGATTTAGCTGTAGGTACTGGGGTTCTTGTTGCAGAAGAGGGCGATGCGATGAATCCTATTCGCTTTGCTGCTATTCCCCTGCCACATGTTGTTCTTGATACTGGGCCAGATGATCGTATTGATCATATATATAGAGAGCGAAAGGGTATCAAATACAATCAGATACTAATCATGTATCCTGATGCTAAATTAAATGATCAGATTCAAAACCGAATGGGCAATGGCGGTAATGATACCACTACTATTCTTGAGTTGGTATGTCGTGATTATTCCCATAAGAACGAAGAAGTTTATATGAGTTACGCTTTCTGCATGACTACAGAGAGTTTGATTTATAGCAGAGAGCTTAAAGGTTCTGGCGCTAATCCTTTTATTTGTTTTCGCTGGGCTAAATGTGCTGGTGAGGTTTACGGACGTGGCCCTCTTATTAATGCACTGTCTGCAATTAAAACAACCAACTTAACCATTGAGTTAATCCTTGAGAATGCACAGATGGCCATCTCAGGTATATATCAAATGGATGATGACGGTGTCGTTAATCCAGATACTATCTCTTTAGTTCCGGGGTCTATTATACCAAAGGCTATAGGCTCTGGTGGATTACAACCTATTCAAGCTGCGGGTAACTTTGATGTAGCACAGCTTATACTTTCGGATATGCGCTTGAACATTAAGAGGGCGCTATACAATGACATGCTTGGCAATCCTGATAAAACTCCGGCCACTGCAACGGAAGTAGCCGAGCGCATGGCAGACTTATCTCGTCGTATGGGTTCCGCCTTTGGAAGATTGCAGGCCGAGTTAGTGCAGCCTGTATTGCAACGTGTTGTTTACATTCTTAAAAAGCAAGGCCGCATAGAAATACCTATAATTAATGGGCGTGAAGTTAAGGTAAGGTCCACATCCCCATTGGCGCAGGCCCAAGCAAATCAGGATATATCTTCTGTTGCTAGATTTTTAGAACTTGTTCTTGGCACTTTTGGCCCAGAGGTTCTTAACCTTCTAATTAATTCTGAAGAAACGGCAGCGCATCTTGCTAAGAAGTTTGGTGTACCTGATGGGTTGATTCGTGATCCCGAGGAGCGTAAGCAGATAGTTGCAATGGCGCAGCAAATGCAGGAGCAACAAATGCAACAGCAGCAAATGCAGCAACAAGCCGCGCCGCCGGTACAGCAATAGGAGATAGAATGTCTGGCGCAAAAACTAACATTGGGATTGACGGCTATACAAGAGAAGCAAATAAAGACAAGGAAATTAGTTTAGTTGCAGCCCAATTGTTTGCAACTGAATCAGGCCAGTCTTTTCTTAAGTACTTGAAATCAATAACGATACAGCAAGTACACGGACCAAATGTAACCACTGAAGAATTAAGGCACATAGAAGGCCAGCGATATATTGTTGCTTTAATTGAGTCCCGAATAAATCATGCACACAAGGTGAAAAAGAATGTCTGAGTCTTTACTCAATGAACCGTCTGAACCCACAGAAGCAGTTAGTGAAGTTACGCAAACGCAGACCGATAGACCGGATTGGTTGCCTGAGAAATTTAACTCGCCAGAGGATTTGGGCAAAGCGTACAATGAATTGTCTACAAAGCTGGGTTCAAAAGAAGAAGACCTAAAGGCTTCTTGGCAAGAGGAAATGCAAAAGGAAGCGTATGCAGATCGTCCAGCCACTAAGGGTGATTACTTACTTCCAGATAGCATTAGCACAGAAGACTCTGTTGATAATGAATTTATTGATTGGTGGTCTTCGCATTCCTTTGATAGCGGACTTGGGCAGGAGGAATTTGAAAAAGGCCTTGAGGTTTTCTCTAAGGCTTTAGGAAGGGACGAGCCTAATCTTGAGGCGGAAGCTGCGCGTCTTGGCGATTCCTCAAATGATAGAATTGAAGCTGTTAATTTGTTTGCTAATCAATTCTTTCCAAAGGAAACTCTTGGCGCTATTGAACGCATGTGTGAAACTGCGGACGGCGTTGTGGCGCTTGAGCATATAATGGAGAAGTTGAAAACTCCTTCAATGATTGGCGAAGCCGCTCCCTCTAGTCAAATTACCGAGGACTCTTTGCGCACCATGCAAAAGGACGAGCGTTATTGGAATCCGCAGAAACGCGATCCACAATATGTTAAGCAAGTTCAAGACTCTTATCAAAAGCTATATGGGTGAGCGTCACTTTGTGCGTTGCAATTTCTAACAAAAGAATGTCTACGCTTTATCGTCACGGCCCGTAATGCACTGAGTAGCCCGTAAGGATACCTACGTTGAGGATGCATAAGGATACCCATAATGCAATCTTAACAAAGGACTCTTGAAATGGCTAATACAATTGACACAGCCTTCATCAAGCAGTTTGAATCCGATGTTCATCTGGCATACCAGCGCATGGGTTCTAAACTGCGGAATACGGTTCGCACCGCAAACGCTTCGGCGTCTGTTGTTCGCTTTCAAAAAATGGGTAGTGGAGTAGCCACTACTAAATCTCGCAACGGTAACGTCACTCCTATGGAATTGGCACACACCACCGTTGAAGCAACCATGACTGATTACTATGCTCCTGAGTATATTGATAAGCTGGACGAGTTGAAAACTAATATCAACGAGCGTCAAGCCGTTGCCCAATCCGCTGCTGCTGCTCTTGGTCGTAAGACTGACGAGTTAATTTATGCAGCTATGGATGCGGCTGGTGGTACAGCGATTCACGATACTAGCTCGGCTCTTGAAATTGCTGACGTCTTATCGTTGTTTGAAACTATGGGCGTTAATGACGTTCCAGAAGACGGACAGCGTTATTTAGCAATGCACCCAAAGGGTTTTGCTGATCTCTTTGCAATCACACAGTTCGCTTCGTCTGACTATGTTGGCGATGCAAACCTACCGTTTGCTGGTGGTATGACTATGAAGGAATTCATGGGCTTTAAAGTATTCTCCACCTCTGCTGTAACGGCT